CAAATAACAGTGTTTGAAGTGTCCAAAATTTCTAAGCTATTTCCAGCAGCTATATAACTTGGATAAACTCTAAGTACATCTACAAGTTGATCGTTGTTTAAAGTCTGAGTAAATGTAGCGCCTGTAATTAAATTTCTATAACGAGCTTTGTAAGTTGTACCTGTTTGAACCATGATAAAACCACCGTAGTAATTTGAGTTGGTTCCGTAATTTATAGCAGCATCATAGGCATAAGTAAAAGTACCCTCATCGTGTAAAATATCGTAAGTCAAACTTGGGTTGTAACCTTGTTCATAATATCCAAATCCGTCAAATGCTTTTAAGTTTATATCGCTACCAACTTGAGTATAAACACCAGCATCTAATTTAAACTTTTTAATCTTAACGTTACACCACTGTGTTGTTTGACTTGCTGAAAAAGTGTTGTAAGGTGTTTGTCTTGTATTCCAAGTAATGTACTCTCGAATGTACGGAGAAATATTGTAATACGTCTTTACGTTGTTTGAGGCTGGAATTAATTTATCTAAAGTGTACTGCGGATTAGCTGGAGCAGAGCCCGTTCCATTCCAAATAAATAATTGAACCTTAGAACCCTCTTGTCCTGTTTCACTAATTTCTACAATATAGGGGCTTCGTGCAAATATACTCATATCATTCGTCTTAAATTCTCTTGTAATATCGTTAATAAATCTTGTTCCATATCTAATCCGTATTTTTCTACTAAGTCCTCAAATGGTTTAGTAAAAAACAAACTTGGCTTAATTCCTTTTTTAAATATTCCACGTGCAATCAAAAACTGCAATCCCTTTCTTGAGGTAAATTGTCCACCAGCGTTTCTTGGTGCTATTCCTTTACGAACCATCCAACTATCTAACTTACTTGGTGGAGGCATTCCTTTTAAACCTTTTACACCACCTTTGCTTTTAAATGAATAAGGTGCACCGTGATTTATCTGCGTTCCGTTAACCCCTTTATCCTGAAAATTACCATAGGGTAACATTTTAAAATAAATACCTATTGAATTAGGCATCTGTTTTACTTCACCTTGAATTGATTTAGACAAAGCACCTGACGAGTTTTTTCCTTTAGCCGCAAGTTGGCTTCTTGCCTCTTTTACGACCTCATCTCTAAACTTTTCTAAGGCTTGTAATACTTCAGTCATTAGCAAATAGTCATTGAGTTAGACATCAAAATATCTAAAGTCATAGTCCAACCAGCTAAGTAGTTTTCAAACCTTTCAGCAAATGGCTCCAACGTTGCATTACCCTCTGTTACAAAATTATCAGAGTACAAATCGCCACGTCTTAAAACATCGTACAGTCTGTTTTGAACAGCAAACATTGTATTCAGCACGTCTTGTTCATTGTCGTTTCCTATAAATTGATCGGTAACTGTGTTTTTAGAAATGTCCACAATATCCATACATAAAATACTTACGTTAAAACGAATGATATTATTTTCAATAGAACTTGAGTTTACTATAATGTGAGTCAAAGGAAATATTGTCTGTTTAGCTAAATCAACTTTGAATATGTCTCCCTCCGTAACCGTGTTTATCAACGCATCATTTTCAAAGTGAGTTCTTAAAGTATTTAGTAATGTAAAATAGTTAGCCATGTTTATTTAATTTACGGTTAAATTCTCTGTGTTCAATTTCGTTTTTTTGTCGTTCGTATGTGAGCCACGTGAGACACTTCCTAACTCCCATTCGGGTAACCTCATCAAACTTTGTAAGGTCGCCTTTAGCGATTGCATAGATTGAATTGTACCACCCCCATTGTTTAGAGAACTGAGTCCTTTCTGAATAGTCGTGTTCAACTTCTGATTCTTCTCCATCTCCTCCTCTAAATATGAAAGAGAAGCTTGTACTAAGTCGTTTCCTAAACTCCAAAAAAAAAGCGTAGCTCCCATAACCACATCAAGCGGTGCGTATCTCATAGCTTCAGCAAATTCGTCAGTACCTGTATATGGTAATATTTGGTAAGTATCTTTTCGTTTTTGAGTGATTGGTCTGTACATTACAGCCATAGCCTTGTGGAAGTTTTCTACGCTTCCAATATTAGACTCCAAATCAATGTATTCTCCAAAACTCATTTCTTCTAAGTTTGGAATAAATCCAAATTCGTGTTCACCTAATTTAAACCTATTTTGAAAAGCAGGTTTTTGTTTAAATAATTCCGCAAAGTGATTCGTAAGTTCTAAAATAGAATCCCAACGTATCTGTAAAACGTCTTTTATTTCTAAGCCACAAAATATTTGAATAGTTCTTTGTGCAATTAACTCATTGTCGTTTGACTTATCAATGAGCTTTATAAACTCCTGGTAAGCTGTTAATGGAATCTCACTTAGTTTAGTAGGAACTTTTAGTTCTGCTTTCATATTTGTTTAACTTTTATTTTTAGAATTGTAGTAAGCAAATGCAATATCGTATGCTTGTGTTAGCATTTTTGTGTGCATTCGTATTTTCATAGGGTCATTAAATATTATTTTCACCTTTTTTCCAGTCTTATCTTGGATAAACTGCTCAACTGTGCGCACCATTTCAGGTAGGTCGTCTGTCATTGGTGTAAATTATTTAATAAAATACTGTCCGTAAGTTGCGTTTATTCCTAATGTTTCCATCTCGTGATACCTCAAAGCATCAATAGCATGGTTAAAATTGTCAATAGGTTTATTTAAACGCTTTCCTGTTTTGTCTGAATCCCAAGTATAAGCACGAAGTTCTTTGATTAAATTAACGCTGTTAGAAGTAACCAAATACTCTTGCTGTTGCATTGTGTCAATACCAAAGTTTATGGAGTCCTTTCCTTTTGTTACACCTTTAATTGTTATGCCATATCTCTTTATCTCGTCTATTGATTTAGGTTCGGAACTATCAGCGTAAATTATTACGTGTTTTGGTAGTATCTTTGCAATATCTGAATTAAGCATTCCTGTTTGATAAGCAAGTTCGTTGATTATTCTTTTACCGTTCCAATTATAAACCTCTATAATTGCGGTTGGATCATTCGTGTAACCAAAGTCTAATCCTATTCCAAGTAATCGTGCGTCTTTTGGTAAGCTATCAATTTGTTTCCAATTAGAGAATATAACACCCTCAAGCATTCCTATTTGTCCATGAGCATAAACACGAACCCAATTAGCCCAATATGTGCTTGTGTCAGCTTTTGCGATATTCTTTTCTATCTGCTGAACAATACTGTCATCTAACGCTTCATTATCCTTGTACGTTAAGATTATAAAGTCTGCATCGGGTTCGTCTTTTAGTTCGGTGTGTACCCAAAACTCATTTGCTGGATTGAAGTCTAAATAAATAGCTTTCTTTGTACGTATTGCAAGCTCGTTGTAACTTTCAAAGGTAATATTATTACATTCGTTAATATATAGAACATCACGACGAGCACCACGTAATTTACTTGAGTCATCAGCACTAAAAAATTCAATATAACTACCGTTGTAAAAATCGTAGCGTAAAAGCGATTTATTAAAGCGTTCGTCTAAATACCTTCCGCTATCTTTCATGATTCGTAAGAAATCCTTTAAAGCACCTCTCCGTAAATGTGGTATTGTTTCAGCAACTACACTTATTTCCGTTTTATCATAGGTTGCAGCGTGTGTAATTAATACTGCTAAAATAGAATATGTTTTACCAGCACTCGTGCCGCCTTGAATTATTTTGATTCGTTTTTCTAACGCTTCGATTTTATCTATTGCCGTCGTTATTATCACGTAACTTAAATAAAGGTTGTTCGATATGTGTGTTTTCCATTTGCTCTTTTAATCCTAATTTACGTGCAATTAAGTTAGGGTCAAATAGCTTTACTGCTGCTCCTTTGAAGTTATGAACAAAGCAATGTTTACGTATATACGCGATGATAGTGGAATATTCGCTGTATTTATTATCTTTATTGCTCGCATAATCTCCTAAATCATTGATAATTTCTTTTTGAAAAAGATATACCTCAAAACCTTCAAAAGTTATTGGAGTTTCTATTGGTGTTTTTTCTAATCTACCTTCTTTACCTACATAATCTACTTTATACATTGGGTTTTCTGATTCGTGTTTTACGTAATCTTTAAACAGTTCAAGTAGTTTTTCTGGAGATTCTATGTATTTATGTTTTCCCATTCGTG